GAACAACAAAAAGCTTGGGATTTTTTTAATAGATACAACAAAGAGTCGGAAGAAAATAAAAAAATAGCAAAAACACGATCTGAAGTTTTTAAATTAAAGACTAATAAAGTTTTTAACGATAAGTTCAAAGGTTTTGAATATAACGTCGGTGATAAAAAATTTAGATTTAACGTAAACAATGCTGAAGAAGTTAAAACAACACAAAGCGATATAAGCAACTTTACTAAAAAGTTTTTAGATAAAAATGCTACATTATCAGATGCTAAAGGTTATCATAAATCACTTTTTACAGCTATGAATGCTGATGCTATTGCAAAACACTTTTATGAACAAGGTAAAGCTGATGCTATGAAAGCAAGCGTTGCTAAAGCTAAAAATATTGATATGAATCCAAGACAAGCTCACGGAGAGATTAATGTTGGAGGTATGAAAGTAAAAGTATTAGGTGATAATTCTTCTGATTTTAAATTCAAAATTAAAAACAATAAATAACATTTAAAAATTAAAAATTATGGCAATTTCAAATCCTGGTGGTTTGTTAAATAGTGTACCTGCTCCACAGCAACAAACACTTTCAACAAATTACTTAGACTTTACCGGTGGTGCAAACGACTGGGCACAACAATACCTGCCAGACTTGATGGAAAAAGAAGCTGAGGTTTTTGGACCTCGTACAATTTCTGGTTTCCTATCACAAGTTGGTGCAGAAGAGGCTATGACATCCGATCAGGTTGTTTGGTCTGAACAAGGTAGATTACATCTTTCGTACAAAGGTAAAATAGCAACTAATGATGGTACAGGTGGTTCTGGACCTGCTGGTGCTAACGCTGGTACTGGTGCTACTACTAGAGTAACTATTGAATCTGATATTGATGAAACTGCAGGTTTTACAGCTACTAAACACGGTATTAGAGTTAATGATACTGTTATTATTTCAAACTCTGATGGTATTTTCAAATGTTTAGTTGTAACAGCTGCCGCTGGTTCAGCTACGATAGACGTTTCTCCTTATGGACAAGCTAACTTAGCTGATAACAATACTAGCAAAGGTACTACTATATTAGTTTATGGTTCTGAGTTTGGTAAAGGAGTTTCTTACATGACTGGAGGTACTGCTACTACTCAAGAAGATGGTAGACGTGCTAATGAACCTGATTTTAAATCTTTTACTAATAAACCTATTATTATGAAAGATTACTACGAGGTTTCTGGATCTGATACATCTAGAATTGGTTGGGTTGAAGTTTCTACTGAAGCTGGTCAATCAGGTTACTTATGGTATCTAAAAGCTGAAGCTGATACAAGAGCTCGTTTTGCTGACTACATTGAAATGGCAATGTTAGAAAGTGAATTGAACGCTGCGGCTTCTTTAGCAGATGGTAACAACCTTATTGTAGGTTCTGAAGCTGGTGCTGGAAACGTAGGTACTGAAGGTTTATTTGCGGCTATAGAATCAAGAGGTAATATTACTACTGGTGTAACTGGTGTTAATGCTGCTACTGATTTAGCTGAGTTTGATGCAATACTT